TATAGTATTGTTCTTTAGCGGTATTTCAAGCGGCAGTTCTATTCCCACTACCTCATACTTCTTTGACGGAAAATGTTTGCTGCGTATGGCATAACTGGTTACGTGGTCAAGAATAGTTCTGCCATCTGACTTGAACTCTGCTACTTGAGATGGTGTGGTCAAGCCAAGTTCTTCTATATCTTCGGCAGACAATGTAGATACTTGCTCGTCTGTTGCCAGTTTGAGTTGTTTTAGTTCTTCATCAAACGCTGATATGAACTTGGCATAACAATCAAACTCATCGGCAGCAGAAGAGCCTACATTATATAACAATCTAAGATATTCTTGTAATGCTTCGTGAATGCCCGTTCCAAACGCAGTATTGATATTGGCTTCATACGGAGCAAGTTTGTCTATATACGACAACTTCCATTGCTGCGGGCACTTTAGCCACATAGCATATTGAGAAAAACTTACGGTCTTGTTCTTCTTTTTTTCTTCAGTTGGAGTTACAGTAGGCACTTCTGCTACTGGTTCGGCGTAAAAATCATTTATAGACATAAAATCAGTATATATCAAGTATTGTTGATGTCAATTGTAAAGAGTTTATATTTATTTAGATAAACAAAAAATATATCATATATGGATAACAAAACATTCACACACGTTCTACAGAAAAAGGGAGTATTACGTACTTTTTCAGTGGCAAAGGTTGTAAAGAAGAAAGACATAGATGAGTTGAAAAGTTTAATTAAAAGTATTGCGGCGAATGATGCAGAGTATAATCAGATGCTAAAGGAAGAAATGGCTAAACTATCAGACATGCATAGCGATAAAAATCCAATACCTGGCATCATATACAACAATGATGAGTTGTCGGCACGCAGAAACTTGATATATACCATCGCAAACAAGTTCTCAAAAAATATCAAGAGCATGAACTTTGATAAGGGAGAACTTGCTTTCTTGATTTCTTCTATCGTAGCCAAACTTGAGTTAGAGCACGAAGATTTTATCAAACTAAGTGAAGAACTTGATAATGAACTTGGTGAAGATGACGATGAAGATCAAGAAGAAGATGGTGATGAATACAAATACTAAAACTTTTGTATCCAGATCTTCATAAACTTTTCTACGTGTTCATTCAGTTTTGGATTCAGTAATAGTTCCTCGGTTGTCATCTTGCCTTCATCTTCCCATTCTATGCGATGCTGTGCGGCGCTTCTGATTCTTGGATTGTTGGCTTCTTCGTGTTCGTTGGCGGGCAATACAAACTTCTTTACGCCATCAACAATGCTATACTTGCTGATATGACACAGCACTCCTTTGGTTTCTTTCTTCAAGAAGTATAGTTCATCTTTTTCATATACATCATATCGCACATCCGTAACGATATAAAAGTCATAGTCTGATTCATCAATCGTTTTCTTGGCAAGATCAATCCAGTATCTACCATCTGTGCGTCTGCGTTGAGCATCGCCATACCATACAAGCATAGGACGAATAAGAATCTTTTCTTCAGGATCTTGTGTAAAAGCAGATATGCCAAGATTTTCCAATAAAAACTTATCGCAATGCTGCTTTAGCGGGTCGGCAAATGCGACCTTCTTGACGCTATAACCAGCCTGCTGTAATTTCATTTCTACAATAGAAGCAAATGTATCTTTACCGCTGCGGGCTGCGCCTCCAACTCCTATAACATTTTTAGTAGACATATGTTTATTCCCATTTACGGTGATCTTCTGCCACCCACTCCCAACCATCATATTCAGCAATATGCCATTTTACATCGTCGGGCACTTCAACGATTTTTATTTTACAACTGCTTCCGCTTGCTGCCTCTGACCCAAGTTCTTCAATCGCCTCAATCAAAAACTTATTGGTTCTGTCATCTGTAAACCCGTCGCCTATGCGATAATCATGTGGATTTTTTTGCTCTTGAGGATTTGGTATAGAAAACGCAAGATTGTCGCGGCTATATTTTCCATGGTCAGTCAGATCATATGCAGGAACAAGTTTGCTCCTGAGCGTGGGTTCAGTAGTATATTCATACTTGAAGAAATAACAACTTATGCCTGCTTTTTCGCAGTATAGTTTTAGTGCTTCAGGTGATAGACCAAACCCTCCATAAGATGCGTTGATGGCTACTTTCATATGTTATGCCTCCATTAGTTCTTTGATTTGCTTTTCGTTATATCCGTATTTGCCAACAATGCCAACAATATCGGCCTTTGTCAAGATGGATATATACTCAAGCACATTTCTTTCGCTGTCTTGAAAATGGTTGGAGAGCAAACTAAGCAAGGCAGGATTATACTTCTCACTCTTGCTCTTGATATATGGATAAAATGCCTTACGCTTTGGCACAAAAGCAATCAGCACCTTATAAAACTCTTTGGGAGATAATACGCCGCTATATTTCTGTACGTGATTCAATGTATCAATAAGTTCGGGTTGCATGCTTAGAAAACGGCACACCATAAAGTTGGACCAACTCTTTTTGTCGGCGTCGGTAAGTTTGTCAAAATAATCAATGTCCTGCTTTTCGCGGACATGATTGATATGATCAAACAATCCCTTGGGCTTTGTTATAGCAGCACCAGTTTCTGTTGCTTTTTTTCTTGGCATTTTACGATTTAGTCCAGACACGCTTATCGTATTGTACAAAGGTTGTCAATCCAAAGCCATTCTTGGCATTGGACCATACACCAGCATCATTTTTTGACGATGTAATCTTTGTGAATACAGCAGAAGTTGATTCTACAGGCTTAGTCAAGTAAAACTTGCTGCCAATAGCCAACTTGCCAAACTCAATCTGCTTTGTTGTTTCGTCGCTCATTTTTGTTTTCCTCTTTTGGTAGTTCAACAGATTCTTTGTCTTTGGATAAAAGACGCTGAACGTGCTGTTCTAATCTATGAAATCGTGATTGATATTCTGTATGTTTGCCTGATAGTTTATCCACCTTACTGGTTTGACGCTTTAGATTGTCAAATATTATTCTTAGTGTTTCTGTGATGGCGTTGCCATTTTCAACTATAGTAGTTTTATTTGTCTTATCCATCTTCTTTATCATAAGATAAAACTTATAACAAGAATACGCCAGACACAACTCAATTATGAATATCGCAGCCAGAAGTATATAAAAAAAGGTCATAAATAAATACCCCGATAATATAGATCAGGGTATAGTTGTTGTCAAGATGCTATTTCTTGTCTTACTTCGGTGACATTATCCAAGAAATGTATCCAACTTGGATGATGTGCGATTTGTATGGTTGAACTTACTGGCACAGCCCTTGGTGCCTTTGGCTTGCGAATAAGTTTTAGCCCAGCCTGTTCTGGCGTTTTATCACCTTTCTTGCTGTTGATTTCTTTATGACACCATACCATATTCTCAAACGTATTCTTGCCGCCCTTGGTACGAGGAATAACGTGGTCAATGTTGCCATCTTTCCAAGAAATCTGACGACCCGTATATTGACATACTCCACCATCACGTTTACGAATGCTTTCTTTGGTCGGACGAGGAGTAACTACAGGCATCTTGCTATAGTTTGGCTGAATAATGACACGCGGAGCCCGAATAGTCATATTAGAGGTATGTATAGCAAGATCATAATCTCTTATAGGCAGATTCTTCCAAGTTTCCCAATCAACTGGCTGTACATATTCTGGATTATCCCAATCTACGCTGCCATTTTCATCCACACGAAAGTTCATATCTATGGCAAGAGCAGGCGGATTATTACCATCAACTCCACCCAGCATAGAAATAAGAGCCTCCTTGACAGTCTTTGTATTCAAAGCCTGCCATAAGTTATTTAGGCACAATACTGGTTGGGAGATAACATTCATAATATATCCTTTCAGATATAACTATGACTACAATAATATAAAAAGTCAAGCCTTATTTCTTGATAGGTATAACTTTTTCAATCCTGAAGTATGGGTCAAAGTCAATCTCCATATCATCATCAAATAATACAACAGTTCTATTAACCTTTTGTATTACGGCGGTTACTTTCATTTTTTTACCTGTTGAAGATATTACAACATCTCCAACTTCAAGACGCTTGGCGATTTTGTCTGTATGTGCTGTTTTTGTCATCATAAATAAATATTAGTATTTTGTAGCAAGATGCCAATATCCGCAATAACTACATTTGTATGGTATTCTATCACTACGATACTCTGTCAGTATTCTTTTAGCATCACGAATAGCATCGTTGCGAGATTCATAGTTTGTTTTAGTTTCGCAGGAAAGTTTGTGATGATCATTTAAGAACTTGGTATAAGATTTTCTTGTAGTCATCTGCTGTTATTGGCTTACCGTCAAGCACTTTGAATACAATCGCAGATCTGCCTGTGCTGCCATGTGCTTGTAATATTTCTGCGGCAGCAAACTTGCGTGGCATTTTAGAACGAGCGGCGGCAAAAGCAAACAGTGCGTTCATTATGGTATGAACTTCTTTCATCGCATCGCATATGCGTGAAATATGCCCGATTGCCATATTTGCTATTTCGTAGTCAAACTTATGCGTAAGATAATCAAAGAACTCAGTATAGCCAGTAGGTTCGTGAGATAGTGTATGACGGTCCATAAACCAATCAATATATACATCAATTACCTTTTCTATGCTTGAGATTTCACTCTTGGCGCGATGCAGATACAAGTATTGAGCACTCTTGATCTTTAGAATATCCTGTTCGTCGTTGTAATACAGGCATATGCCCTCAAAGTCCCGCATATCAACCACTGCCTTCTGTAATTCGTCGATGGAGTTATAATTATAAAACTTTGGGCGGCGAAAGTTATAGTTTCTGGCAATATGGTTTAGTGAGTGCTGGTCTACAAGCGAATAGTCATCGTGTACAATTGCGGCAATAAGAACCATATCGGGCTCTTTGCCATAATCTAATACAATACGATTGGTAGGAGATAGCCACTCAAAGATATAAGAATGCTGAGTGGTGTCTTGCTTTTCAAGATATGATATAAACTTGGCATACTTATTTAGCAATACATCTATTTCGTGTGCGTTTTCTTGCCTACGAGCATCTGTCGTTCCTCTTGTACGAATAACAGTATGCCCCTTATATCTTGAGAATATAAGCGTAGAACCGTCCAACTTCTCAATCATTCTTGAACCAACGAGAGAAGACGGTGTGGGTGATATGTCAGGCTTTTCACCAAGGTTAAAAAACTTCTTGAAACTCAGTGAAACGGGATTTCCTTCCTTATCCCACAGTGAAGATCTAAAGATAAGATTCTGCTTGTTCCAAGTCGCTCCGATATGAATAGGTTGAATCAAATAGCACTCGTGCTCACCAACGAGATGCTGGTGAACCATAAAAGAGTTTCTATCTATAGACTGTATGTCTATTTTCATAGAACAAGCATACTATGGATATACTAAGTGTCAATAAAAAATCCCCCAAAATAACTTGGGGGATTTTGATATATCAATATTCTACAATATTACTTGGTAAGAATACGGCGCAAAGCAGCAACTGCTCTACCATCAAGGCGAACCTTGTTCATCTTCTTGGTGACGGGATTGATACCAGTCACACTAAGATGCATAATCTCATCCTTTACACCCTTTACAGGGCGAGTAAAAGAAAGAGAATACTTTCCGTTCTTGACGAATGTATTGATTTTGCGGCCATTCTTTGTCTTGGTTGTCTTAGTCATATGCGTATATTTTTTGTTTTTTATTATTCTTATGTTGAATAAGATAAATACAGTATGTAGATTACTCGCAGATTGTCAATAAACTTTCGCGTGAAATCTTATTTATAGCAAGTTCTTTCATCTTGAACTCAAAGTCGAGATGTAGATTGCCTTTGTAGTTGGCATAAATAGACGGCATCATAGTAGGAAAGTCGGCGTGAGCACGCGGATTTTTGCCGGGCAATGATTCGCTGAAATGAAACAACGGAATAACTCCAGTTGGCCAAGTTGATAGTGCTGTATCAAACGCAAACTCTTCGCTGGTTGAGTCTGGATTACACATATGGTGCAGATTATCAAATGTAATTGGAATACCCAGTCGCTTGTATGTGTTTTCATATAATGC